TGACGATATTATTGCAATCAAAGCTAAGTACAAAGCAAAAGTAAAAGAGTTAACAATAAACCTTGAAGGGGCTGCATGAAAACCATTTATCAAGACGATATTAATGAAGGTGCATTAATAATTGCATTGCTAGTTAAGACAGTCATTGAGGTAGATACAGAACGCTCTCGCAATGAATCGGACGATCAGCTAATGGCAGCAGCTATGGAGTGGGTTGAAGAGTTTAGCAATATAGACATTGATGAAAATGAAATAACGGAACATTAAAAGGAATTGATATGCAGGTTGAACAGCTAAAAGTAGGGGATTTAATTCCTTATGTTAATAACTCACGAACTCACTCAGATGAACAAGTGATGCAAGTGGCGTCTAGCATCAAAGAGTTTGGTTTTACTAACCCGATATTGATTGATGATGATGGTGGAATCATAGCTGGGCATGGGCGGCTTATGGCAGCTAAAAAGTTAGGTTTGGCTATGGTTCCCTGCATACGTCTTGGTCATTTATCAGAAGCGCAGCGTAAAGCCTATGTAATCGCAGATAACCAGTTGGCACTCAATAGTGGATGGGACTTAGATGCGCTAAAGCTAGAAATAGATAGGTTAGGAGAGCTTGATTTTGATATAGAGCTCTTAGGCTTTGATGATGATTTCCTAACCAGCCTAATAATAGAAGAGCCTGGTGAGGGTCTAACCGATGAGGATGCCGTACCAGAAGCACCAGAAACGCCTACAACAGTCGAAGGTGATGTATGGATACTAGGTAATCATAGATTAATGTGTGGCGACTCTACCAGCATCGATGCGGTTGATAAGCTAATGGATGGGTGTAAGGCTGATATGGTTTTCACCGACCCACCTTATGGTGTCGATTATGATGGTGGTAGTAAAAAAAGGGAAAAATTAAAGGACGACCATGTTGGGACGGATATTTATACTGATTCTGTTCCTATAATGGCGATGTATTGTAATGGCCCGATTTATACTTGGTACGCTGGCACAAAACCAAAAGGTCTATATAACGCAGTCGAGGCAGTTGGTGACATTCACTCCCTAATTATTTGGAAAAAAAACAACTCTACTTTTAATATGGGTATTAACTACAAACAAAAACATGAGCCATGTTTGTATTGGAAAGCTAAGGGTAAAACTCTTAAATGGTCTGGGCCATCCAATGAGGATACGGTGTGGGAAATAAAGCGCGAGGCTAGGAATGATTTTCATCCTACTCAAAAACCTGTTGATTTAGCTCATAGAGCAATATTGAACCACAGTGTTGGTATTGTATTGGATTTATTCGGTGGCTCAGGCGCGACATTAATCGCTTGTGAAAAGACAAATCGCAATTGTAGGATGATGGAATTATCCGATAGCTACTGTGACGTAATTATTAAACGCTGGCAAGAGTTCACAGGTAAGCAAGCCATTAACGAAGGTACAGGTAAACCATACATTGAAATGAGCAACGTAATTGAGGGTGCAGCATGACAGATAAGAAACCAGCACATAGGCCCAAAGGCTCAACCATTCCTATTGATTGGGGACAGGTTGATAAAATGTGCGCTATTCAATGCACAGGTGAAGAAATAGCAGGGGTGTTAGACATTGATTATGACACCCTATCTAGTGCTTGTAAGCGTGAGCATGGCCTGCTTTTTTCGGAGTATATCGGACAAAAGAAATCAGGTGGGCGAATGAGTTTAAGGCGTATCCAATACTCAACGGCTATGGAAGGTAATGCAACCATGCTGGTATGGCTTGGCAAGAACTGGCTAGGGCAAACCGATAAGCTAGATACAACCAGCAGTGATGGGTCTATGACACCACCAACAACGATTAACCTGGTTGCTAAAGAATTTGGTGATCTTTAAATGTCAGAAATTGACATTGAGTTACCACCAAAACTAATCCCTATCTTCCAAGGGGAGGCGAGAATACGCGCAGCCTTTGGTGGAAGGGGTGGAGCCAAATCGAGAGCCTTTGCATTAATGACTGCGGTGTGGGGCTTTAAATTTGGTATGAGTGGTCGCACTGGTCAGATACTTTGTTTGCGGCAATACATGAACAGCCTTAGTGAATCATCATTTGCTGAAATCAAAAACGCTATCCAAGCAGTGCCTTTTCTTAACAATTATTATGAGTGTGGCGATCACTACATACGCAGCAAAGACGGGCGTATTAGTTACTCATTTGCAGGCTTAACGCGCAACATCGACAGTATTAAGTCAAAGGCGCGTATCTTGTTAGCGTTTATTGATGAAGCCGAGACAGTCAGTGAAGAGGCTTACATGAAACTAATGCCCTCGATACGAGAAGAGAATAGCGAGTGCTGGATTATCTGGAATCCACAGTCTAAAACATCAGCTACAAATATTCGCTTTCGTGAAAACAAACCAACCGATTGCAAGATCACTAAGATAGGCTGGCAAGATAACCCCTGGTTCCCAGAAGTGCTTAACAAGCAACGCTTAGAAGATTTAGAGCAACGCCCCGATACTTATGGGCATGTGTGGGAATCTGACTTTCTTGAATTCCCAGAAGGTTCATTTTGGATACGAGAAATTAATAAGGCTCAATCAGATGGGCGCATAGGCAAGCTACCAGTGGTTGCCTCACACCCTTGCATGACTTTTTGGGACATCGGCTCATCAGACGGCTGTGCAATATTCGTGGTGCAAAAAGTGGGACTCGAGTACAGATGCATTAATTTCTACGAAGCATGGAATGAGCCTTATTCACACGCAGTTAAGTGGCTGCAAAGCCTAGACTTAGTATTTGAAGATATGTATTTGCCACATGATGCCGACCATAAGAGGCAAGGCGAACTTAAAAACAAAAGCCCCAAGGATATGTTGAAGCAGTTAATGCCTGGTGTTAGTTGGCGCATTGTCCCACGAATCCAAGAACTAAACTGGGGTGTGCAACAGACAGCCGATATGTTCCCTTATATTTGGATTGACGATGAAAAGTGTGCAGCAGGGCTAGAACACCTAAAAGCATACAGACGTAAATGGTCAAACACTGAGCAACGATGGTCACACATACCTGACAAAAGCGAGGGCCACAGTGAGGCAGCAGATGCATTACGCCAAATGGCACAAGCCTTTGCAGCAGGGGATTTGGGCCGTTCTAAGAAAAAGAATCGCGGAGCATTAAAGAGGAATGTTAAAGGACTAGCATAATATGATATAATGCACTAACAATTTTGGAGGTGCACCATGATGACAAGTAAGCCCAAGAAAAAGCCAGCTAAGAAACCCGCTAAAAAGCCAAAGAAAATGGCTTATTAATAATGGCTAAAGGCGTTAAGCATTATCTAAAGAATGGCACTGAATACAAAGGGGCCACTCATAAGACCAATGGAATACCCATGACAGGGGCTAGGCACACTAGCACCAGTAAAGACCTGTTTCACAAGAAAGACTTGTCGGCAGCAGTTAAAAAGCGAATGGCTAAGTAATGGGTTTATTAAGCACACCATTAAGCGTTGGCAATAAAGCTGTTCGTGGCCTGCTTGATATGGACACACCATCACGCATGGCTAGAGCTAAAGAGCAGGGGTTTGATGATAGAGACTTTTATCATGCTACAGGGGCCAACATAAAAGAATTTGATAATTCTAAAATAGGCTCTACTACAGATGAGGGTTGGTTTGGCAGAGGCCATTATTTTACGCCAAGTAAAGACTATGTGAATCAGTTTGTGCCATCAACAGGCAATGCTAACGTGTTGCCTGTTAAGCTAAAAGCAGACAACCAATACGATTGGAGAGCAAACGAAACTGAATCTCAAGGCAGAGGCATGGCTATTGCCAACGATGAAATGCGTCAGCTTAAAACGGATCAAATTAAAGAAGCAGGTTATACAGGTGTTGATGTTTACGATGATGTGGTTCAGCTTGGTGAGGATGAAGTCTTAAATCAAAAGCAATGGGGTGCTGTTAAAGAGTATTACACTAATAAGATGGGCAGCTTCCCACAGTGGTTAAAAAAGGAATCAGTAGAAAAAACGCTAAGAAAGGGTACTCCAAAGTGGCAGTACCTAGAGCAGTTTGGCCCAGAATTTGTTGCTGCAATGCCTCAGAAAAGAATATTAAAAGAACGAATGATATTTGACCCCTCTAACATACGATCTAAGTTTGCCAAGTTCGACCAAGCAGAAGCAGCGTCTGCCTCATTAATAGCCTCTAACCCAGTAGCCACAACAAGTGCAGGCTTAATGGCTAATATGACGGGCCAACCATCTAATTTAGCCTCATACATGCAGGGCAACACAGATGCTTATTTAACGGCAGAAGAAAGAGAATATCTTAACAACCGACAAGAATTTGATGATTTCTTTTCAGATGATACGGGATATGTTCGTGCAGACGTTTTGCCGTTTAGGACTAATGAAAATACGGGTGATTCTGAATTTGCAACACCGCAAATGATTAAGGGTATTCTTAGTTCGCTCTACGATTTAGGTCAATCGCCAAGATCAGGCATATATAACCAGCAGTCTATTTTGGATTTAATCTAATGGCTATTTCAACATACGCAGAACTAAAAGCATCTATTGCTAACTTCTTAAATCGTGATGATCTAACGGCTACTATTCCTGATTTTATATCGTTAGCTGAATCTTCAATTAATAATGAGATTAGGCACTGGCGCATGGAGACACGCGCAGAAACAACCATTGATAGCCAGTTCACAGGCATACCTAATGATTGGTTGTCTACGATACGCTTTCATCTAACAACATCAGGCACTAGCAGCCTAAACTTTATGTCTCTGGCTACCATGCAATCAAGTCGAGCAGCGCGTAATAACTCCACAGGTACGCCCACTAATTACAGCTTAAACAGTTCACAGTTTGAAGTATTCCCCACGCCTGATGGTGCGTATAGCGCAATCTTAATGTACTACGCCAATATTCCCACACTGTCTGATTCAGCTACGAAAAACTGGCTGCTAACTAATTACCCTGATATTTACCTGTATGGCGCATTACTTCACTCTGCCCCATACCTTAAAGAAGATGCTAGGGCATCAACGTGGGCTGCTCTTTATTCTGCTGCTGTGGCTAGGGTCAATACTGCTAGTAGCCGCTCAACCGCCTCTGGCTCTGGCCTTAGATTAAAAATAGGAAGTTACTAATTATGTCATTCACTACTTTTCTTGAAAACGAAGTATTAGATCATGTATTCCGAAATGCGGCATACACACCACCTTCTACTGTTTACATCGGCCTTTATACATCTGCCACGGGGGCTGGCGGTACAGGTACAGAAGTCTCAGGCAATGGATACACACGAAAAGCTATGGCATTTGATGCGTCTGTCTCTGGTGCAATCGACAACACTAGCGCAGTAGAGTTTCCAACGGCTACGGGTGTGTGGGGAACCATCACGCATACAGCAGTATTAGATGCGGCATCAGGCGGCAATATGCTTGCTGAGACAGCTTTAACGGCTAGTAAACCCATTGGCAATGGTGACGTATTTCGGTTCCAAGCTGGCGAATTTGACATAACTCTAACCTAACAATGAATGGTTACGGAGCCGCCAATTACGGCATTAACATTTATGGCCAGGCGTATTATGTAGACGCTGCTGCCATTATTAATGCCGCATCATCGGTTACTGCTGATGGTGAACGTGTAGCACAAGGCGCGGCTGTTATCGAAGCGGTATCAAGTGTCACGGCTAATGGTCAGAAGTTTGGTCATGCCAGCGCAGTAATTGAGGCGGTTAGCACTGTAACGGCTACTGGACAGGACATAGGGCAAGGCCAAACGTCTATTGAGGCGGTTAGCACTGTAACGGCTGATGCGGTTTATGTGGTGTCTGCAAGCGCAGTTATTAACGCTGTGTCGAGTG